AAAAAATCAAAAAACTATACCAAAGTTATTTTTAATAGAATATCATCTTATCCTAAAATAATGTTGTTTCGTCATTCTAAAAATAGAAGTTATATACGTTAAGGTACTGTAAGGAAGTTCGACGCCCCCGCCAACTCTTTGGAAAAGTAATTTTTTAAGGACAAAACACCCCAGAGCCACAAAACCCGATTTTCAAAAATATCAATCCTGTCAAATCTGCCAACTTAATTTAATCTATAGATGTTAGCAAAAACGGATTGAATTCTGAAAATCAATATGTCAATCTGGTTTATCCGAAAACAATTACTATCCAAACAAACTCCTAAAAGAGCCATTGACTTTAATTAGTCTTTGGTTCTTTTTTCATTTAATAACCGTTTAACTGCGATTGATTTATGGATGCAAACGATTTGATGGAAGCTAAAGTCTATGTGGGAACGTATTATAAATATAATAATGGTTCGCTATTTGGTAAGTGGCTTGATTTAAGTGATTATTCCGATAAAGAAGAATTCTTACAAGATTGTGCAGAACTGCACGAAGACGAACAAGACCCCGAACTGATGTTTCAAGATTACGAGGGAATACCAGATGGGCTTATTTCCGAAAGTTGGATAAGCGAAATAGTATTTGAACTGATACACAAAGCTAATCAGATTAATGATTTCGATGCTTTCCTGTCATTTCTTGATTTTACAGGATATGATTTAGAAGATGAAGAATTGGGCTATTTAGTTCAGAAATTCAGGGATAACTTTTATGGTAGGTTTATCAACGAAGAAACATTTGCTAGTTATTTAATTGAAGATGGGATATTCGGAGATGTTCCAGAGAACATAAAAAGCTATCTTGATTATCAGCATATAGCCAATGATTTATTCATTACCGATTACTATTACGACAATGAAACCAACGCAGTTTTTTGTCGAAACTATTGATTTAAAATATTTTGATGAAATATGCTTTTCGTTTACCTTTGTTTCAATTCCAAAGTGCTAAGAAGTTAGTTTTTGGAAGGACATTTTGAAAACGGAAAGCGTTTAAAGAGATTATCCTTAGTTCATAAAATCGTCAATTTTATTATCGCACAAGGATAATAGCGATGCTTTCCACGTCTTTTTTACATAGATACCTAAATTGGTTGATATATAAATTGGCGTGGGGCATTGTCTATTAGTGCGATGGGTGTTTGGCGATACCTATGAACTGGATAGTACAATGTTCTCACGCTTTTTTATTTATTAATTTATAAACTATATTATCTATGAAGAAAGTATTTACATTTTTATTATTAGCATTTTTAACGCAATGTTATTTAAATGCACAGACAAAAACTATCCACGTTGAGACAGCAGGAACACTTCCTGATTTAATATCTACTAATGACAAATATAAAATTACCGATTTAACTGTTACTGGTTATTTGAATGGTACAGATATGCGGTTTATTAGGGAAATGGCAGGAAAAGAAGGGACAGAAAGAGACGGGGTAGAAAAAGACACAAAGGGAATATTATGCAGATTAAATCTAACAAATTCAAAAATAGTATCTGGGGCAGGATGGTATTATGCGAAATTAATACACCAGGTTTCTCCTGTGGAAAAAGATTATTGGGAATATTATTATACTTCTGACGATGAAATATCGTATCGAATGTTTTATCGTATAACTAATTTAGAACATATTGATTTACCTAAAGATATTACAGAAATTGGAAAAGAAGCTTTTGCTGGTTGTTCTAATATAAAAGCAATAAATATACCTAATCAGGTTAATGTTATAGATTATGACGCTTTTAATGGATGCTCTAGTACAACATCTATAACGTTACATGATAATCTGACAAAAATTTATTCACGTGCTTTTTCAGGATGTTCTAGAGTCAATTCGATAGAGTTACCAAATAGTTTAACTTTTTTGGGAGAAAGTGCTTTTAGTAACTGTACGAATTTGTCCTCTGTTTATATTCCCAACAGTCTGATTTTTGAATATTATATTGGAGTTAATAAATATACGAATGACATTGGTTCTGCTTTTGCTAGCTGCACAGGAATAAATGAATATATTATTTCAGAAACAAATCCTTATTATTCTACTATTGATGGCATTTTATTTAGCAAAAATAAATCTACAATAATTGCTTATCCTTTGAATAAAAAGAATACCTCTTATACAATACCTGAAAATGTGATGCGAATAAATAAAAACTGCTTTTATGGTTCTGTTAATTTATCAACAATAATACTTCCTTATACTTTAACGGAGGTAGGAGAAAGTAGTATGCATTGTTCAAACCTGAAAACAATATATATAAAATCACAAGAACCACCTAAAATAAAATCTAGCTATAAACCTGCTAGTATATTTAGCGGAAATGCATATACAGAAAGTGTTTTGTTTGTTCCATCTGGAACAATTTCAAAGTATAAAAATTCCGAAGTTTGGAAGGAATTTAACAATATACGGGAAGGAATACCATCTTCAATAAATACGGATAAAACAAGTTTGATAAAAATTTATGCAGAATCAAATTCAATTATTGTTCAAGATGCGGAAATCGGAGAAACAATATCTGTTTATTCTGAATCTGGCATTTTAATCAAGAATATAAAAGCTACCGATAACATAAATAGAATTGAGTTATCCGATAAAGGTATTTATATTGTTCGTATAGGAAACCAATCTTTTAAAGTTATATTATGATTATCAAAGAAGAATTCTATCAATATTTGTTAGAAAAAGGATTAAATCCTAAAGTTTATTTTAATAGTTGGTTAACATTCTATTATAAAGAAAATAGCTTCACTATTAGACGATTATATAAATTTTCATGGATAGAATATAATAGTTTATTTTCTGATTTCGATACTTCCCAAAAAGAAGAAATGTTTTATCTAGTCTTGTATAATGAATATAGTTATGAGAGAAGAGATAAATGCAGAAATAAGCATATTGATATTGCTACAAATATAAATTTTAGATATAGAGGTATTAAGGCTATAGTACAAATAGAAGAAGATTATCATATGGAAATTCGTTTAGAATTATTGAAGAACTTCTCTAAAGAATTAAAAAATAGTTTTTTTGAATATCTTGATATTATGATATTAGCAAATAATGAAGTTACAAAATATTTAAAGAATTAAAAAGATGTTTGGAATAGGAAATAAAAAAGATTTTTTTACGCTTGATAAACTTTTTAGTGGTTATTTATTGACTAAAAAAGAAGTTCAACAACATAGAGAACAAGTGGGATTTAAAATTATCCATGGAGTAGCAAAAGGTTCATGGAAAGATATTTCGAATATGGAAATGTCAGATCATGAAAGTATGCAATTAGGACGTGTTATTGGAACAAAGCTTATTCTGTTTTCGGACAAAGATTTTAATTGTTTTACAGGAAAATTAAATGGGTTAATATCAATTGAATTCAAATTAAATAAGGATGTGCCTAATCAAACAGAGTTACCTTTTTACAAAAACTCTTATAAAGGTTGGATCTTACCAAATGAAAATATATTAAGTGAAGTGAAAAAACAGACAGGTTATTATGTTTTTTATATTCTTGATCCCGAGCAAATTCGTTCAATTTGACCACTATGACTACAAGATTAGAACAATGTTTACAGTACCTTAAAGACGAAAATATTGAGATTATACATTCGGGACAAAATTATATCACGTTTATATATGAAAATAAAAAATGTGCCATCGCTGATAATTCCACAGAATTTTATCAAAAGTTCCGTTTGATTATGCATATTCCATTTCAAATAGAAGCTTTTAGATATTACAAAATACTTGAAATAGTTAATAGTATCAATTCATTAAGGGATATAAAAGCTGTTTTAGATACTGATAATAACGAATTATGCCTTGATTGCTATTTGTCAACTGATGAAGATGTTTATTCTATGTTGGATATTTATATGTTTGACTCTTTAAATAAGATGCTTGATGTTGAGAAGTTATTCAGAGAAGAGATGCATAAATTAGATACTATATACGAAATACGGAACAAGATAAGCAGAGAAAATTTATTGAGTATAATAAAGGATAGTAGTTTAAATAAATAGCATATACACATATTACTATTTAGAATATTGTTTTTCAGTATTATGCTTAGTGATTGTTTAAATATAATTGCTGATTTACTATGTTTAACGAGAGTGGTATATTATTTCAAAAAGAAAGGATTTATATACCCTCTCTAAATTTTATCCTACTTGATATAAATTTGAAAGAGAATGAATGATAGAATGAAAAATATTATTTTAAATATAGCTAATCATATTAAAAAAGCCTTTTACCTAGATAAAAGACAAATTACGGAAATACAAACTCCTGAATATCAATTCATCAAACAATTAGAAGTTGATAATCCTATATTGGAAAATGAGAAGATTAAAACTGCTTTTTTTAATGCAATAGAACAAGGAGAAATAATTATTCCATATTCAAAAGAAGAATTAATTATGAAAGAGTTAGGATTGTCATATTGTACCCACAAACGAAAAGAAGCATTTAATATATTAATAGAAAAGGGATATAATCCGATGGAAAAAGATTTTTACGATATTGAAGGAGAACCTTATTTCCCGTGGGATGATGTTATTGATTGCAAGGATTTACCTATACAAGATCCATTCCCGAATAGTGAACCTTTTGATATGAAAATATATGAATGTGAATGTTTTAATAAAGCATTTTGGATATATTTTAAAAGCCCTGTTTCTACATGGGGGAATTTATGCGGAACAGAAGGATATTTATTGATTTGTCCGCATTGTGTTAGGCAAATTTATTTTGAACAAACAGCAATGAATTAAAAGCAAAAAGATTAAATATATTCAGCAAATTAACAAATTAAAATTTTGCATAAACAGCAGATTATTAGTATATTTATACTTTAAGTGAATAATTAAAATTTAGTATTAATCAATCTTGATTTAACGAGCAAAGTTAAACCACCAGTTAAACCAGAGGAATAGTAACTCTATTTCATTATAAAATACAGATAAATTATATACATCTAAAATAGCAAAATATGATTAAAAAAGTAGGCTGTCATATCGCTTATAAGTCTTATTAGAAGCTATTTCTGCTATTTTTATTACTTTTTTGAAGAAAGCTATTGGAAGTATTAAAATATCTATTATCTTTGCACACGCAATAATGCAATGGTGCCATAGCTCAGTTGGTAGAGCAAAGGACTGAAAATCCTTGTGTCCCCGGTTCGATTCCTGGTGGCACCACTGAAAAATAAAACGCTTTAGATATTGAATCTAAGGCGTTTATCTTTTTCAATAGGCATTATCTAATATTTTTACAACTGTAAATTGTCTTTACTTGTAGCTACTTTTTATTACATTTGTTTGCAAATGTTTCTATATTGTTTCTATAAAAATGTATTTAAATGGCTACGTTTAAACCGGAATTACAAAACAAAAGAAAGGACGGAACCTATAACGTTCGGATAAGGGTTACGCACAACAGGGAATTACGCCGAATATCCACGAATATTTATGTAACCGGTGACGACCTTACCCGAAGCCTTAAAATCAAGAATGTAAATATACTTGAAAAGTGCGAAGACATGATAAAAAAATGCCGTAAAACCTGCGAAGGTTTGGGTTACGCACTTTTTAATATGCCTATAGACGATTTGGTGGAAAGAATCAAAAAAGACCTGCAGGGTGGCGATAGGTTCTATCTGGACTTTATTGGTTATACACGTAATAAAGCCGCAGAAATGAAAAAAGGGACTGGCGACACATATCTAAACATGGCAAATGCCCTGATTCGTTTTATAAAGAGGAATACACTCGATATTTCGGAAATAAATACGAACTTGCTCCGTGATTTTGAAAAGTTTATTTCCAACGAGCCTTCGCAAAGGGGGAATAACCGTAAATCAATCAAAAAAGAACTACCAGCAAAAGGAGGCCGCGCCGTATCTAAATATTTGGCGTGTGTTAGGGCTGTACATAATATGGCAAAGGATGAATATAACGATGAAGACCGCGGAATAATCAACATACCGTTTTCGCCTTTTAAAAAATACGAAATGAAAGCCCAGCCAAAGACAAGAAAAAGGGCTTTACCTGTGGAGGTTATACAAAAAATAATTGATTTACCTTATGAAAAAGATATTATAGGAGGGCGAACAAACCGGTTTAATCTTGCAAAGGATTGCTTTCTACTCTCATTTGCTCTTATTGGTATGAATAGTGCTGATATGTTTTATTCCAGCCTACCTAAAAAGAATATATTAGTTTATAAACGGGAGAAGACAGTAGGACGTCGTGATGATGGAGCTGAGATGCAAGTGCGAATAGAAAAGTGTATTGCTAAATTGATAAAGAAATATAGTGATGAACAAAAGCTTTTTCGTTTTTACAGGCATTATTCTAACCATGCTACTTTTAATTCCGCGTTGAATAAAGGATTAAAAAAAATCGGGCAACTTATCGGTATCGATGACTTGGAGTTTTATGCGGCGCGTCATTCATGGGCCACTATTGCGCGTTCATCGGCCGTGGGCATTGATAAATATACTGTGCATGAGGCGTTAAACCATTCACCAGACAAAAAGATGAAAGTAACCGATATTTATATAGACCGCGACTGGTCAAACATTTGGAATGCAAACGAGAAGGTGTTAGGCCTTTTTGATTGGTCCGCTATTCAGTAGTTTTTTAATCATCATAATGATACACGGTGGACTTTATCTCATACCCTGTCGAAGTATCGGGGTTGTAAAACTCCATATCCATCCAGTAAGTATTCCCTATAGGTGTATAAATTATGCTCAAATTATAAACGGTAGGAAAAAAACTACTTAGGTCTTCCACTTCTTGTTCCCTGAATATTGTATTACCAAAACCATTATATACAGTTGCCGTGTCCGACAGCCGTACGGTAAAATAACCGTTCTTTGTGCTTGTAAATGTGTATTTGCCTTTTACTATTTTTAATCTTGCATCTTCCCTCTCGATTTCATCAGTGTAAACGCTAAATAAATAAGTTGAATCACGCCTGAACGTAAGGCGAAATCCTAGCATTTTACTGTCCGGGTATTTTATGGAACCTATATAGGGCGTGTTGTAAATGAATTTGGATATTCTTTCATGCTTGTCGTCATCGCTGCATGAAGCCAACAAAAGTGCAAACAAAAATAAAAATATAATCTTTTTCATCCAAAGAATTAATTAAATACCGTTTTTACTGTTTCATCAATGCTTTTTGTATCAACAACAGGATTTAAAACTTTTAAATTCTTTGATACAATTATATCCACAGTATGATATTCTTCTGCATCATATTTTATAGCTATTACTACAGTGTAATACCCCTCTTTTGAATCCGCAATTTTCAATGCGTCTATACTGGATTGTTTCAATGCCAGGAACACTAATTTTTCTCTAAGATGTTCTTCTGTCATGTCACTATATTTGGCATATCTTTCTTTCATGTCTAAAAGGGAATTAGCCGCGATGTTTGTTATTTTCGCTTGTACTAAAGCGTCAGTAGTAAATGTTACCAGCGGCCCTTCATTACCAGATAGGTTAACCATGCCTGGATATTTATCTACTATCTCGGAAGATGGGAAAAAAGATAAAATATTATCCTTTACATATTCTTCTGCCACTTTTATAGCAACTTTTTTCGAATTGTCACTACATGACGTTAGTATAAATGCGAACAGCATTAAAAATATAGTCTTTTTCATTTTTCCAGTCGCTTGTTTATTTTTATTAAAGTAGAATGTATGCTTTGAATCAATGTATTGTTATTTTCGGCTTCTTTCTCTCTTATTTTAAGTTCCACGGCTTGGTTTTCCGCGCATTGCTTTTCGGTTACGGCTCTTATCAAATCAGCTTCCGACCTCTTATTTATTGAATCCGCTATGGCATCTGCCAACTTTGCCTGCGATTGCGCCAGGTTTATTATCACTTCACTAATATTGTCTGCCATAAAATAAAAATTAAAAAAATTATTATTATCACCAGTTATACAATTTCCCTTTATTACGCCTCCGTTGTTGATAGTCCTCTCCATATTGCAAATGTTTCAGTGTTAAATATTTTAAACATCTGGAACATTATTTTGGTTAAAACTATTTTTTTAGTAGGGTTTGTATAAGTCTTTCCTTTTCTGCTAATAATTCATTCAAATGCTTGATTTCATTTTCAAGCAACATTATTTGTTGGTCTTTTTCATGTGCATTTATAATATTATCACCCGTCAAAACATCTCCACCTATCGCGCCTTTATTATATACCCCTCTTAAATTATTGATGTTGTCACGGCCTATATTACCTGCAATTGAACCTTGGTAATTTGCTATTTTAGTGCGTTCATCTACTAACATATTAGAAAGTAATTTTTGCTTATTTGCTGGAATTACACCGCCTATCTCGTAATTAGATATTGTACGAATGGATACCCCAATTTTTTCTGCTAATTCTTTTTGGCTTATTCCTAATAAAGAGCGTAGTAATCGTATATCCTCTGCTGTAATATTGTGCATTATTTCTATTTTTAAGATTATTTAACTGCAATAATTGCATAATCTGCAATATTGCGTATATATTTGCAGTATTAGTTTTAATAACGCAAGCAAATATATGTAAAATATGAATGAAATAATACTAAAACACAAATTAAAAGGTGAGATAAAAAGAGAATTAAGCACCTCTTATCCTACCATACGTTTAGCATTGCTGGGTGAAACCAATACCGACAAAGCGAAAGCCATACGCGAAAAGGCTTTACAATTAGGTGGTGTCGAAGTCGAAAAAAAATAAGAATAAAATTATGTATAACGACATTTTCACATTAAAACAACAAATAATAGAAGCAGGCGAAATAGCAGCGCTTGCCGTTGTAAGGCAACTTAACCCCTCCTTCGACGATTTGAAATTTAAAGAAGCCTGCAAGATTGCCGGAAGTGAACGCTGGTTACGCTACCATATAAAGCAGGGCAATATAAAACCCGTAAGGCGTGGTATTGCAGAAAATTCACCGAAGTATTACAGCCGCCTCGAGATAGCGGCACTTAAAAAAGCGGAAGCGGAAGCCGCAAAAATCAAATAACATGCAAGCAATACGAAAATCACAATTAGAAAAAGTAAAAAAAGACTTTACCCGCTTTGTAGATGGATTTACGGATATGGGCGTATCTGATTATGAATATACTACCGATAACATACGCGTATTTGTTGACTTCGATATACTTCCCTTAAACCGCATAGAGCTCAAATCAGTAGAAGTTCTCAACAGCGATTATGACATGCTCGAAGAGGATACAGCAGTGCTTAAATCATATGTGAGGCCTATAATCAAAAGCTATAACGACGAAATAGAGAGCGAAACCGGAGACGGTTACACTATCGCCGAAGAACTGGCTAAAGAAAGGTATTATTCTAAAAAATACACAATATGAAAACCACAGAAAGAAATATGCTAAACATCCTGTTAGCCATACTCCTGATAATATCTGTCGGAATATGTGTGCATAGCTGCATTAAGAGCCAAAAGGATTTGGAAAACCTAGAACAAATCAGAGATAACGAAATACAGATAATCATAAAACAATAACAAAATGGAAAACAAGAAAATTAAAGGGTACAAAGCCCACAGCTCAACGACAGGTGACGGGGAAACATGGTATTGGTTTGATGAAGGAGTACCGAAAATAGAAGAAAATAAATAACGATTAAAAGTTAATAACATGAGTGAAAAACTAGCAAAAAAAGAAGAAACAGCCGTATCAGTAGCGGTTGACCTGACAAGCTCCAACCTTCCTAATCTCGAAGAAGCACAATTATTCCCGCTTAGTTTGGGCGGTGAATACTGGACACCGGAAAATATAGGCGAAACAAAGCGCGTTTTTTTCTTCGATATTAAAGCCACTAAGCTAATGAGTTTCGACAACAAAGGACTTATAGACCTTGATTGCGCCTACTTCTTAGAACAAGATAAAGAGCTGAATACACATACCATATACAACGGTTCACGGGTCTTGGTCGGTATTATCGAATCATGCTTGGAATCCGGGTTAATACAAAAAGGAACACCCTTGGAAATACGCTACGAAGGAAAGAAGAAAAACAAAAGTAACGGCAATCTTTCAGACCGTTGGTCAGTAAAACCACTAATTATAAATATCTGAAATGGATATAGATAATTTACATAAGGTAGATTTAAGCACATTAGAAGCGGGCGAAGAATTAAAATCTTCCCACGATGAAGAAGTATTCCGTGCCCGCTTGGGAATGATAACAAGCTCAAATTTCGGTAAACTAGTAGTCAAGACCAAAGATAAAAAAGGGTACACACTATCCGGTGGCGAAACCGCAAAGAAGCTCATATACCGTGCCGTATGGGAAAGACTATCCAAAGAAGGCATTATCTCCAACGGCATGAACCGAATTAATTTCAGTTCAGCACCAACCAATCACGGGCATGACTACGAAGAAGAAGCCATAATAAAGTACATGGCCATTACCGGTAACCAAGTGAACTATAAACAGAAGTTTATAGAATACGACCACTATATAGGCGGCACACCCGACGGGTATATAGGCGATGACGGCATTATAGAAGTCAAATGCCCTTGGGATGGCGGCAACCACATACAATCCATTATCACAGGCGAAATATACAACACCGAATATATCTACCAGATACAAGGCTATCTGTGGATGACAGGCCGAAAATGGTGTGACTTTGTAACATACGACCCCGACATCATAGAAGCCCTGCAAATCAATGTCATACACGTTGAGCGTGACGAGGAGATTATACAAGGCATAGCAGAAGTCATGGAAATGGTAAAAGACAAAATAAGAGAAGCACTGAACAGCGAAATATTTATAAAAAAATAACCAAGATAATAACTTATGGAAAGAAAACAATTTGAACACAGAGGAGCATATAACCCGCAAAAACCGGTACTTATATTTTCAAAAGAAACGATAGGCATTGACACCAAACAAATAACAGGTGTGGTAAAATCAGGCAATAATACCTTAAATGCAGGAGATGTGATTAATTCTAACTACATAGGTACAAATGCTACAAGTAGCATGCCCTTTACTGGTTGGGAAGTGAAAGAAATCAAAGAAAGATTTACACCTGAAGGACACTATATAGTTGATATAGAAAATGCGGGCTTTGTTGCTATCGTAGAGCCTTATGTAGAAAATGAAGAAAATTAAATGAACGGTTATTTATTATCACGCCAATACTTCGACTGGGCCTTTGAACACCCAAACGAAAACAATCCTACTATGACGGCTTTGTATTTCTTCATAGTAGAAATAAATAACCGTTTGGGCTGGAAAGAAGAATTTACTATAACCCCGCGCGAATGCTTGGAAGGTATAGGCGTTAGTTCATACAATACCTATAAAAAGAACTTCGATAAACTTGTAGAATTAGGTTTTATAAAAATTGTAAAACCTTCAAAGAATCAGTACCAGGCAAATATAATTTCTTTATCAATATATGATAACTCACATAATAAAGCAGATAACAAAGCACTTGATAACGCACTTAACAACTCATCTGACATAGCAGATGAAAAGCACGCAACAACGCAAGTGCATAGCACGGTACAACCCACTTGCGACATTCATAAAACAACAAACAATAAACATAATAAAGAAAGTATAGGGGAAAAGCCTAAACGGTTTTTACCACCTTCTTTAGATGAAGTAATAGATTTCTATATGGACCCCTCGGGTTTTAACCTTACACCATCCGATGCCGAATACAGGGCGAATAGGTTTATTGACTTCTACGCTTCTAACGGGTGGAAAGTGGGAAAAAACAAAATGGTTGACTGGAAGGCCTCCGCCCGTAAGTGTGTACGTGAATGGGACGATAAAAGACAAAAAAACATATCAAACACTTATACACACCCGGCAGCTAACTATACGGGTGGCGGTTCTTCTTCAATAGTTGCAAAATTTAATAAAGGATGATATGAACGATTTTAAGGCCATATACGACGATTTTAAAGAGTTAGGAATGCCTACGCCTCACAATCGGGTCATAATTCAAATACCCGACGCCAGGAATGTTTTAATAGACTATTTCATATACTTCCTGTCTGTGCAAAATATCCAGTTCATCTGGCAGCCCGAATATGAAGAAGTAGTAAAATGGCTGGAAGATAACCAGGGGCGCGGTTTATTGTTGTTTGGCGATTGTGGACGCGGCAAAAGCATCCTTGCAAGATATGTGATACCTGCCATACTTCTGAAGTACCACCGTAAAGTAGTTTCAGTATATGACGTAAATGAAATGAATGCAAAACTGGACGAAGTATTGAAGAAGCACATTATCAGCCTGGACGATATAGGCACCGAAGAAGTAGTAAACAACTTTGGAAACAAACGCCTGGCATTTGCCGAAATAATGGACGCCGCCGAAAAGTACGGCAAGCTGGTGATTATATCTACTAACCTTAAAGGTGAAAAATTGGCAGACCGGTATAAAGACAGGGTCTTGGATAGAATTATTGCCACGACAAAAAAAATAGAATTTAAAGGAGAAAGTTTAAGAAAATGACAAAGGCCGAAAAGATAAAAGTTTTAGATAGTCTTTTTTCGATGTTCGTACGCTTATCGTATGCAGATGAAAAAGGATATGTAAAATGTTTTACATGCCCTACAGTACGACATTGGAAGCAAATGCAAAACGGCCACTTTCATAAGCGACGGCACATGTCCTTACGCTTTTCAACCTTTAACTGTTTTCCCCAATGTAAAGAGTGTAACGAATACAAAGGCGGTAACGATACAGAATACAGAAAGCAGCTTACTATAAAGTTTGGAAGCGAATACGTAGAATGGCTGGACCTTGAAAAAAACAAGTTTAAACAGTGGAATATAGACGAACTAAACCAGGAAATAATAAAGTACAGAAAGATACTTAGAGAACAATTTGATATTTATTAATTAAAATATAAAATATTATGAACCAGGAAGTTGAAAAACAAAACAGAATTAAGCAGATAATGGACGAAGCGGCTAAAAAACTGGAATCCGAAGGCGTAAAATATTTTATCGGTGTAGTGGATAGGCAGCCTAAATCAACCGATGGCGGAAAAGCATACGCCCAGTCTGACGTAACGGGTGAAGATATGTGTTTTATTCTTGATATAGCATTACCCAGGCGCGAAGACGTGGTAAACCTTGGTATATGGGTAGGCCAGCTACTCACAGCTAGGACCAAAGAACAAAAGGAAATAGCGAAAAAAGCAAATTAGATAACATGAAAGTACTGAACCTATACGCAGGAATTGGAGGAAACAGAAAGCTCTGGGGAAATGAACACGAAATAACAGCCGTTGAACTTGACAAGAAGATAGCAGCCATATATAAAGACCTATATCCAAATGATAA